TTATTAAACAAACGATATCTGAATCAGTTTCTGATTATATTGCACCTATGAAAAATAGAAGATATTATTCTTCTTATTCTCAAGCGTTGAAGAAAATGAACTTGATGGCGAGGGAGTTCAATCAACTACACGGTAACGAAAGTGGTACTTCTCTTTTTGAACAAGAGGACGAAAAAAAAAAAGACACTAAATACGTAATTTCCACATCTAAACAACCTGTAACAACTACCACAACAACAATTCCGGTACCTCCTGTTGCGGCACCTCCTGTTGCGGCACCACCTGTTGCGGCACCAACAACTCCACAACCAATGGAAGAACAAGGTGACCCCGCATTAAATCCTTTATTGGCACCACAAGCCGGAGCGGCACCCGCTCCTGATCCTGCTGCGGCACCCGTACCTGATCCTGCTGCGGCACCCGTACCTGAAGAAGTTCCTATACCTGAAGAAGGTATGGAACCTGAAGAAGTACCGGCAACTGAAGATGAAGTTACATTTAAAATAATTCAAAAACTTACAGGTAAATTAGCTCAAAAAATTAGAACTTATACTGGTCAAGAAGAAATGAGTTCAAATGATACAAAATACGTAATCAATTCAATTTTATCGGCACTTGATTTAACAACATTGGAAGAAGAAGATGTTGAAGATATAATCTCAAGATTGGAAGGTGAAGAAGAAGAAATAGATGGTGAGGAAGAAGGATTAGAAGGTGAAGAAATGGACACCGAAGGTGAAGGAATGGAAGGTGAAGTAACTGAACCACAACCTGAAGCTGAGATGGGTGAAGAATATGATAACTTCGGAGGGGCTTTTAACGATTATCTTGGAGCCGCATACACATCAAAAATGTCAGATAATTTAATGAATGAATTTGATGATGAAGAATATAATGAGTATGAAAATGAATACCCAAGACACGGATCAAGAGAAAAAATTAGAAGATATGATGATGAAGAAACATTTGAGGATCTTTTTACTGAGTCTAAAGTAGATAAAATTATTTCAAACTATTTTTCGGTTGACAAAAATGAAAAATTATTAAAAGAACAAAAACAAAAACAAACTTTAAAAAAATTAAACGAAAAAGAAGTTTATAAATTATCAGAATCTATTAAACAAGAAAGATCTTCTTTGAAGTTTATGGAAGAAAATCCAAAAGCAATTTTAGTTGGATCTACCGTTAAGAAAAATTTGGTATTTAAAGAAGGAATTAAAGAATTTAGAATAACACCAAACGGACAAGTTATATGAATAAATTAATTTACATAAATGGTATGGGGCCTAATTATAAGGGTGACAACCTTTATGAATTTATATTTTCAGACACGTTAGAAGTTTGGGGTGAAAATTGGGAGTCAAAACCTGCAAATGGTTACCCACTTCCTCCTGATGTTGAATATATTAAACGAGTTGGGGTTTTGACTAACGGAGAGATAACATTGGAGCTGGTACAAGACTCTGATGTTTTTTCAGTTATAGACTCAATGGATGGTGTATTAGCGTTAGGGTGGGAAAAAGAGAATAACAATGTTGATTTCTCAATTGTCAAAAGATTAGTATTTAAATTTGGTGATTCAGAACAAGACGTAAAAGATAAACTATATGAACGAGATATCGTTCTTGAATTTGAAAAAAAAGTGGTATATGAAAACTAAAGATCACGTTTTAAATCTATTATCTCACGGATTTAAGTTTGATACTGTTGCGAGATTAAATGAATCACAGGTAAGAATATTATCTGAGAAAATTTCTAAAGAGGAAAGTAAGGAACAAGTCACAAAAAAAATGACAACGACTTATCAGATTCCTGCTCAAATCGCAAAAACAACAGGAGCCGATATTGGTAAAGTTAATATAAAAGTTGACCCATCTGGAATAGTTAAAGCGACTGAAATTGCAGAAGACGAAACATTAGATGTTGTTAATGATCCAGATGCTACCAAAGATGGTATGGGTATTTTTGAAAAATTTGAATCCAAATCACAACAAAGATTGTTCTACGCAAGATGTGGTAATGGTAAAACAAAAACAGAAAAAAAATGGTGTAAATGGGCAAAAGAATCTTCTAAAAAAACCGACTATGAAACAACACCTGAGAAAAAAGAAAAAAATGAATCTGATGAAAAATTTATAGAAGAAAGTATTGTTAGATTGATTGAAAAAAATATTAGTCCTAGAATGAGTAAGGGTGATTTAATTCGTACTATTAACGAAAAATCACAAGAGTCATCTATGATATTGAGAAAGCCATTAAAAAATACTATGTTTTCAAAAGAATCAGGAATTGAAATGAAACGTATGAAAAGACCAACAATGGGAATGCCAATTATGGGAACAATGGAGGAGAATACTAAAGAAAGAGAAGCTCCCGTAAAAGATCCTGGAATTAAAACTCCACCAAAAAGAAGAGACAATCCATTTAAGAATCCAAACCCTGGCACAAAAGAAAAACCAAGAGGACAAATAAAAACTAAGGATGAAATGAAAAAAGACTTTATTGGATTAATTAAACAGGCTTTAACTAAATAATGATGAAAGATAAATATATAAAACATTTAATTAATAAGGTTATTAATGAAGCACCTGTTGATTATGGAGATTATCCTGAAAGAATGGATCCAAAAACTCAAAGTAATATTGAGAATCCTGAAAAAAACTTATATGGTAAAAATAAGGCTTTTAGAGGTGGTACGTCTGATGTTGAAAAAATAACATCAAAACGATTTAAAGATATTGTAGATTACGTTAAACGTTATTATGGTATGGTTGATGATCAAGGTAGACCAAATAAGGGTATTAATATTACTGATCCAAGAGTTAAACACGGGATTCAAGTTGAACAATTGAATGCGGTAAGAGAAGTTATGGGAATTGAATCACCTAAAAAAGACGAATTAAAAGATTTGGCCTTAGAAATTTCGGCTAAAGAAGAAGGTTGGTTACCATATAGTAAAACTTTGGAAGATGCAATGGATGAGGGTTTGATTGAAAAAGAACCATTAAACGGAGCTGGAACAAAATACAAATTTGAATTTATTAACGTTGAGGTATTTTTAAATGAAAAAAAAATTAACCCTAACCAATTTCAAATGGAAAAAAAAGAAGAACCTGAATTTAAGATTCCTTCAAATTTTTCGTTTGATGTTGATGAGTTAACTCCACAAGAAGAATTTCAACTTGAGGTTGAAAAAAGAAACGTTATTAATGCAATTATTCAAGGTAAAGGTAAAAAAGGTCAATTTGCTTTCCAAGCATTTAAAGATAGATTAGATGAAATTGATCCTCGTTTATACCCACTTTATAATAAAATTATGTCGGCAAATGACTTAATGTATTTTACCGATGAAGATTTAATTGAATCTATGGGTGGTAGTGCTGCTGGATCATCAGGTGTTGAGGAAGATGATGAAGAGGAAGACAAAGACTTAGTTATCTCAAATGGTGTTATATTTCCTATTTTATTACATGAGTTAGTTAAAGGTTTTGCTGCTATTCCAACAAGAGAACAATGGAGAGGCATGGAACCAGAAATGGCTCAAGACGTAATGGGACAAACAGATGTATTTTCAAATGAACCAATGCAATTTAGAGTAGGTGGAGAATTAATTACAAAATTAAGATTCCTTTTACCTGACGATCTAACGGTAAACGTTGAAAATAGAGATTTATTACCTTTCTTTGAAAGATTACTTTACGCAGTTCCTGCCGAAGAATTTTTAAAAGAAATTATGGCAAATGTTGTTTCTGAAGATCCAAGAGATAACGAAAAGGTAAAAAGAAAATTTAATGAACTATTAGTTAAGGCAAAAGAAGATTATAAAAAATATAAAAGTGATGGGGACGATGAAGACTATGAAGATGAAGATGATGATATCTTATCTAAATTAGGTTTCTAAATTAAACTACAAATACTTAAAACCCCCTTTTATAAAAATAACTGGGGGTTTTGATATTTATATAGAAATGTCTTATGGGTTTAACTAAAGAACAGGTAATGTTAGAATATGTGAAGTGTATGAAAGATACTCCATATGCATTAAAAACATATCTACAAACATATGATAATACAGTTTCAAAATACGTACCATTGGAGTTATTTCCCGATCAGATATCGTTATTAAATGACTATGAGGAATATGAAGAGAATATTGCGTTAAAATATCGTCAGGCGGGTGTATCTACGGTAACAGGTGCGTGGATATCAAAGAGATTGGTATTTGCCAAAAAAACACAACCTGAGAAAATTCTTATTATTGCCAACAAATTGGATACATCTATGGAGATGGCAAATAAAATACGTACGTTTGTTGATCAATGGCCAAGTTGGGTTGGTGCGGGATTCTCAGTTGATAAAAATTCACAAAAACACTATAAATTAACAAATGGGTCTGAGGTAAAGGCGGTTGCAACATCAAAAGATGCCTTGCGTGGTTTTACCCCCACAATTCTTGTATTTGATGAAGCCGCATTTATTGAAGCGGATGGTGATTTTTGGGCGGCTTGTATGGCGTCTTTATCCACAGGGGGTAAAGTAATTGTGGTTTCAACACCAAATGGTTATGACCCGATTTATTATGATATATATGATCAAGCATTAAAGGGAATGAATAACTTCAAAATCTCTGAGATGTTTTGGTATAGAGATCCAAGATATTCAAAAGATTTATTTTTAGTTCCAACTGAAGATTTAGTTAAATATCTTCTTAATAAAGAAGAACAGGATGAGAGTAAACACATATCATTTGCTCACATTGACCCATATAAAAGGGATTATGATGAACTAAGTTCTTATTTAAAAAAGGGGTACAAACCTTGTTCTACTTGGTATGAAAAAATGGTTAAAAAACTTAAATATGATAAGAGGAAGATTAATCAAGAGTTAAATTGTGAGTTTTTAGGTTCAGGTGATAACGTTTTTGAAAATACCCAATTAGATTATATCAAAGATAATACTCTTACAGACCCTATTGGTAAATTGATGGGTAATTCATTATGGATGTGGAAAGAACCTGTACCTGAACATAAGTATATTATGGGTGTTGACGTTTCTCGTGGGGATAGTGAAGACTTTTCTTCCATACAAATTATTGATTTTGACGAAAGAGAACAAGTATTTGAATATGTTGGAAAAATCCCACCTGACGCTCTTGCTGAAATTGCATATAAATGGGGGATGATGTATAACGCATTCATTGTTGTGGATATAACTGGTGGTATGGGAATTACCACCGTAAGAAAACTACAAGAACTTGGATATAAAAATTTATACATTGAGGGAATTGATACTACAAGTATATGGTCATACAATGCAAAATTGGCGGATAAAATACCGGGATTAAACTTTAACAATAAACGTGTGCAGATTATTGCAGCATTTGAGGAATATGTAAGACATAAGTTTAAGATACGTAGTGTAAGGTTATATAACGAAATGAACACCTTTATTTACCTTAATGGTAGACCTGACCACCAAAGAGGTCAACATGATGACCTTATCATGGGGATTTCCATGGCAATATATGTTGGGGAGTCATCTTTTAATAAATTAGAAAAGGTTGTTGAAAGAACAAAAATAATGTTAGAATCTTGGACGGTAGTTAATGATAACACGGCAAGACAACAAACACATTTTGATCCAGTTATTCCAAATAATAATGTAAGAAATGACAGATGGTCAAGAGATTCAGGCCCATCTAAAGATGATTATATTAAATATAATTGGTTATTTGGTAATAGATAATATTTATAGACATGGGACTTACTACAAGAAAAAAATCAGGGAATATAATTGGAGGATCACGACTTGTGGTTCCCGGTCAACCTATTTATAGTGTAAAAGTAAATGATCCGTCATTTAATAGTAAGGGGGATAAAAGTAATGGTAAACAACCTAATACCACAAATAATACTGATAAAAAGTAAAATGAGTGAAATGTTTAGTATTGACAAAAAATTATTAGATTTTTAATATGGAACAAAATAATAATAACAACATGAATAATTTAACGATATGGCAGAGGTTATCAAAGACTTTTGGACCTAACTCGTTATTAGGTATGGATTATCCAACATATAAGTTGGACAAACAAGTCCTTCTTAAAACTACAGATAAGAAAGAGTACGAAAAAGAAAAATTACAATATCAACAATCGGTATTTTTAAATAATCAATGGGCAAAAATTGAAAACAATTTATATACTCAAGCAATTTATTATGAACCAAATAGAATTGCCTCATTCTATGATTATGAATCAATGGAATTTACACCTGAGATTTCAACGGCATTAGACATTTATTCTGAAGAATCTACAACACCTAATCAAGATGGTTATTTATTACAAATTTACTCCGAATCAAAAAGAATTAAAAGTATCTTGGTTGATTTATTTGTTAACAACTTAGATATCAATACTAACTTACCTATGTGGGTTAGAAATACTTGTAAATATGGTGACAACTTTGTTTACCTTAAATTAGATACCGAAAAAGGTGTTACGGGATGTATCCAATTACCTAATATTGAAATTGAAAGATTAGAGAGGGGTATGGAATCAAGAACGGTAAATGCAACACCAAACCCAAATGACAAAGGTCTAAGATTCAATTGGAAAGTAAAAGACATGGAATTTAATACTTGGGAAATTGCACACTTTAGATTACTTGGTGATGATAGAAAATTACCTTATGGTACATCAATGTTAGAAAAGGCTCGTCGTATTTGGAAACAATTGGTATTGGCTGAAGACGCAATGTTAATCTATAGAACATCAAGAGCACCTGAAAGACGAGTTTTCAAAGTGTTTGTTGGTAACATGGATGACAAAGATGTTGAGGCATATGTACAACGTGTTGCAAACAAGTTTAAAAGAGAACAAGTTGTTGATAGTAAAACAGGTAATGTGGATTTACGTTTCAATCAAATGGCGGTAGATCAAGATTATTTTGTTCCTGTTCGTGATGTGACCCAAACAATGCCTATTGAGACATTGGCGGGAGCATCAAACTTATCAGA